CCTTCTTAGTTCTGTCAGGCATAATCTTTGAAGAACCTTTTTGCTTCATAGTCCATACTTCCTTTAGAGTGAAATGTTTCAATAACGGTAAATCTGCAATTACCAGGACGTTCCATATCTTTTGCTGTCAGCACGTATAACTTATGTCCTGTATCTAATGCTAGATATGCATTTTCATTTAATGAATGCTGTATAAAGTGTGCTTCTTCAACAGCGGCCTCAGTATCAGTAAACACTTGAATCATATCATTCTCCTAGTTGAACAATGCTTTCATTTCATCAAGAGCCTTTCGTCCTGCTGCCTCAGCTACTGACTTGTCATGCCCAATCAATGCGGCTGGTGGCTCATAAGGTCGATGTAATGCCCTTACTCTGTTAGCGTTTTTAATAGCGCCTATGATCAGGTCAAGGTTAGGCCAGTCAAAGTCAGAGTTAGCATTAGCACGTTGTTCTTTGATAAACACTATGCCCTTGTCTATCTCTTCACGACTGAACTTACCAATGACTGCAGCGTTCATTCTCTTAGCTGCAATTAACATTTCATCAGGGAAAGTCACTGACATCTTCTTCTCGCCAAAGACAACGGACAACAATCCAAACAAGTAATTAGTTGCCTGCTTTTCCTGGGGTGTCCTCTCAGGCTCAGAAGTCGGCTTCGATGTTAAGCCACTTACTTCCCGCTGTATTAGTTGATTTATGTCTTTCATTTCTAGCTCCTGTTTTTTCCCATGTCCGCACTGCAGCCTTCCAGTCCTTCATCTTGCTCTTACCAACTACCCATCCTTTCATTGTGTAAAAGTCCATGAACGTATCAACATCAACTGTGTTTGACCTTTCTCTGCAGTAATCACTAACCCACTCTCTCGGGGGCGGTATCGTCCCCTTATTTACTTTATTATTAATTGTATTATTAACTGTAGTATTAACTTTGGTCTTTTCGTCAATAGGGTGTACATTTTTTTGTAAAGGGGTATTGATTATTTCGTCTATACCCTCCCCATTAATTTTTATATACCTATTAAGGATTTGCTTACTACCCTCTTTGTATTGAAGTTGTACTGTAAGGTATCCTCGTGTCTTAAGCTGTCCTATCCAACCACTCACTGTTGTCTTGTCTACTTCATAAAGATCAGCAAAGTATTGATTGCTCGCCCAGCAGTAGCCTTCTTTGTTGCACAGCGCAGTTATCTCTGCGTACAACAATCTAGCCAGTGGCTTCAACGTCTTGTCATAGCGCACATCAGCAGTAAGGATAGCGTAGTAAGATGGCTTCTCCATTATTCACCCGCTGCAATAAACTCAGATACTTTGACCTCAAACATGTTAGCCAGCGTCTGCAGTGTCGCGCAGCTTGGAGATCTGTGCTTATTCCTTATTAACGAAACAGTACTTGGGTGAAGGTTTGACTGCCTGCTAAGATCAGCCTGGATCATTGCATGCTTTTCCATGTAAACATTAAGTGATTTATTTATATCCATCTTTGACTCCTTAAGTGTGAGCTTGAATAATAACTACTGCCTTTTTAATTTGCAAGAAAAGTTTGCATTATGTAAAAAGATATGTAAAATGAAAATACAAACAACAGGAGATACACATGAACAATTACGAAGATCCAGCAAGAACAGGCCCTCCCGAAGATGGCAACATCTACATTAATCTAATGATGGAAAGTTTCTCAGACTACGAGAGAGGCGAGTATGACTGCGTACATGGTTACGATGCTGGAGACGGAGAGTCTGACAAATACTACCAAGGGTATGCTCAACAGTATGCAGTAGAGCAGAATCAAGGTGCAAAAAGTGACTAAACAAGAACACTGGGATATGCTGCTTGTCAGCAAATATCGACGTTACCCTCCAAAGATGGCAGCTTTAGTTATCACTTTTATAAAAAAATACAAACCTGAATTCATCGTTGATAATAGAATTAATGAAAAAGGTCTTGAGTGGTTTAACGCACTTGAGCTTAAAAGATGCAGAGATAGGTGCGATAATGATGACGTTGTTTTTATATCTTGGACTATGCCATTAGATACATTTATTGGCATTCACTCTTTATCTCTTCAAACCGCTTTGGAGCAGTGCTTGATTGGTAAACAAGAAAAAGCTGATGTTTTAAATGCTATACATTTATATAAATGGGTAAGACGAAATCTTAAAAATAGCATCAAAAGAAATCGCAAAAAAACAACTAAGAACAAACAGTTATTTAGAAGTAATTGGGAAAAAAATAATGAAGGCAAGAAATATGGTTCTCGATTGACAATTAATTTTAGAGAAAACGACCGCACAAACAACTGGAGTACAGTGAAATGAAATCAAGTGAACAGGTAAATGAATTGGCAACAGCATTGTGTAAAGCTCAGGGTGATATGGGAGGAGCAGTAAAAGACAGCTCTAACCCATTCTTTAAATCTAGTTATGCTGATTTAACATCAGTCATTAAGGCGATCAAACAACCGTTCTCTGATAATGGATTGAGCTATACGCAGTTTCCTGTAAGCAATGAGCATGGTGTGGGAGTTTCTACACGCCTGATGCATACATCTGGACAATGGCTAGAGATGGAATACACTCTCCCTACTGTAAAGAAAGACCCGCAAGCATCTGGTAGTGCCATTACGTACGCAAGACGCTACGCTCTGCAGTCTATTGCAGGAATTCCAACGGCAGATGATGATGCGGAGTCAGCTATGCTTAGGGGTGCAACTAATGACACTAAAATTAACAGCACTCAAGCGGCAAAATTAAAGGCATTGCTTGAGGTTACTCAGTCTGATGTTAATAAGTTTTGCAAGGCATTTAAATGTCCTACTGTTGATGAGATGAAGGCAGTGCAGTTTGATCAGGCGATGGCAGCATTAAAGCGTAAAGCTGATGCAAATTCTTAAGGCTGAACAAGGAACGAAGGCATGGCTGAATGCTCGGCTGGGCCGTCCTAGTGCTAGTCAATTCCATAAGTTAATAAAGTCTAACGGAAAGCCAAGTGCCTCTGCCTCTGATTACATTAACACTATGGTTGTTGAAAGAATATCTGGCATGTCTACGCCTGTATTTGTTACAGACTGGATGACTAGGGGCAATGAGCTTGAGCCAGATGCACGTAATCTTTACTCTCTGATTACTGACAATGAAGTAGAGGAAGTAGGATTTATCCTAGATGACAGTGGTGAGTTTGGCTGCAGCCCTGATGGATTAGTTAGCGAAAACGGTAAGCCAGTAGGCGGTTTGGAAATAAAGTGTCCCGCACCTGGAAACCATAAAACGTGGAGCAAAAAGAAAGTTTGCCCTACAAAGCATTATGCTCAGGTCCAAGGCTGCATGTGGATTTGTCAGCGTGATTGGTGGGACTTTATGTCTTATCACCCAGATATGGACGCTTTTATTGTGCGAGTAGAGCGCAATCAAGAGTTCATTGACAAACTGGCCGAAGAAGTTGACAAGGCCGTAACTGAAATTATATCTGAAACAAGGAATTTATTATGAAAGTAGGCGTGTCAGTCTCTATAGACTTAAAAAAATTGGATTTAGAACGCTGTCCTGTAGTGACCAAGAAAGATGGCACTGAGGCTAGGTATCTAAACATGACAACCTTTGTTGATACTGTTGAGAAAGACCAATATGAAAATAATGGCTTTATCGCACAATCTCAAAGCAAAGAAGAGAGAGAAGCAGGGGGAGAGCGACCGCCCATTTTAGGAAATGTTAAGGTTTTCTACACTGATGGAGAGTCAGCGCCAGTACAATCTAACTCTGCCCCAGTCACTGAAGATATTCCTTTCTAGCCAAGGCTTCCTGTAGCCTGTTAGCAGGACTGACCCACCTGTGGCGCAAACGGGTCATACCATAAAGGCATTTTGCATATGATTGAAATACATTTGTATGAATAACAGTAATGATTATAATCGCACCTCAAACTTAGGGGGTGGTGATAAAATGTTGATTTATATGGTAGTATTCGTGGTCTGTGGGCTTTTAGCAGTAGCGAAAGATGATTTAGAGCGCCCTTAGTGGCGCTTTTTTTTGGAGAAAAAAATGAAACATATGATAATACCAGATACCCAAGTCAAACCTGATTCACCTACCGACCACCTAAGATGGGCAGGATTGTATGCCGTAGAGAAAAAGCCAGATGTTATCGTTATGATAGGGGACTGGTGGGACATGGAATCTCTGTCATCATTTGATGTCGGGACGCGTGGCTACGAAGGAAGAAGGTATATTGCAGACATTGAGGCAGGGATTGCGGCAATGAAGGTATTTTTAGATCCTATCAGGCAGGAACAAGCCAAACTAAAGCACGATAAAAAGAAACAGTGGAACCCTCGCATGGTGTTTACCCTTGGGAACCATGAAAACCGCATAGCCAGAGCCGCAAATTCAGACCCAAAACTAGATGGGCTGATTGGTTTTAAAGACCTACAGTTAGAGGAAATGGGATGGGAGGTTTACGGCTTTTTGGAATGCGTAGTCATAAATAACATTGCCTTCCAGCACTACTTTACCAGCGGCATAATGGGGAGGCCAGTAGCTAACCCCACTTTGATGCTGAACAAGATGCATATGTCTACGGTGCAAGGGCATGTCCAGGATAGAGCTATTAGCTTTGCAAGACGAGCGGATGGTCAGCGTATGACTGGTATTTTTGCAGGAATATTTTATCAACATGATGAGGATTATCTTACCCCCCATAATAACTTGTCATGGCGTGGCATATGGATGCTGCACGAGGTAAATGATGGGTCGTTCGATGAAATGCCAGTAAGCCTGGATTACCTACGCGGAAAATACGAGAACAAATGATGAATAAATGGAAAGAGCTGCAGAAGTCTTACCCCGCGATAGAGCCAAGAACCATTTCTAACACAGGGAAAACCGCCTTGGCAGGGGATGAGGATTGTTCCGCGCCTGCCGACATGGTCAATAATCCGAGCCATTATCAGGGTGAAATAGAATGTATTGATGCTATTCAGGCTAGTATGTCCAAAGATGAATTTGCGGGCCATTGCAAAGCATGTTGTATAAAGTATTTATGGCGTTACAAGTCAAAAGGCGGCATAGAATCACTAGAAAAAGCTCAATGGTACCTATCAAAGCTCATAGACACCGAGAAAAACGCATTGTAAGCGTTTCTAAGGGCATTTAAGGGTCTAACCCATGCCAACCCATAGGGTATAAAAAAGCCCCCAATTAAGGAGGCTAAAACCCGTTTAAATGGCTATAGATTACCAGCAATATACATATGGTAGCCCATGACCAACACCGCTACAGTTAAACCCGCTATAAAAGAAACGGTTATATCCGCTCTATGTGTTGATCTAACGGCCTTATTATGGGCCTTCATTGCGATATACCTAGCCGCTCTCTCGTTCCTATTGCGTACCTTTAACGCTTCGATATTATTTATTCTCATTGTGTAACCTCCGTTGCTGTTTTAGAGTGGTATTTTATGTAATCAAAATTTAATTTCTTTTTGTATTGCAAGTATTGCGATCGCCTTGTTTTTATAACAGATGGTTTAATACCGTATTTTTCCGCGATTTTTTGAATATCTAACAATCTCAATTTTTTAGCATCCATATAATTAAAGGCTAATAAATAGGTATTCCATTTATTCCAGTTTTTGAACGCTTGGTCTGTATCTTTATATGCTGATAGATTCATTATGCTACCTCTAAAGTTTGAATTAAGTTTGTTTTAAACTTGGATTTACGCGCACCATGTACAGTTAACGCTATATTCTTTTTAGCTCCATCGCATAACATGCAATCAATACACTGGATGCCCTTAGAATCTGCTAAACATTCGATTTCATTGTCTGCTAGCGCATCGCCCTCCATAGCTACGCGAAACGTGCGCGCACCCATAGACTGGTATTTTATAGCCTGTTTAGGACTATCTGCAGACACCTGGCAAATATCAATAAAACGTTGATCGAATTGTTTATGTTTTATTTGGTGGGTGTATCCCGTCCAGGAAATGCCCATTTTAGCAATTGAATCCATAATCTCAAAGGGAGCTGCAGCGGGATCACCATACGCGCCTAATCTTATTTTACGACTTGTTATATAGTCAGAGTGCAAAAGAGGATCAAAAGTAGGATATAAACCTCTTTTGTATGCTTTATAGATAGCTAATGGAGCATGGCCTAGATTAACGTAACAAGCACCACCATTAAACCATCTTTGTGGGCAGTTACCGCATATACTCGAATCTAAACCAATTTTTGCCGCATCTGTGGGTGATATGTCAGACCGTAAAATCCAGGTTTGAACCATTTGTCCAGTCTTGCGGTTTGATGTTTCCATAGTGGCAATTACTACAATCGGTTGCCCATCTAATACGCTGGGACCGTCATATAATACAAACCCTTTTTGTTTAGTGGTTTTTGGTTTGATTTTCTTTTTAGTTAAATATTCCATGCTGTATTTCCTTTATAATGTGCCTAACTGGCAACCATATCCGTAATGAGCCTTGTATTGCTTATCGATGTTTACTTGCTCGCGCCTGGGTAACTGCTCCCAAATGGCGTAGCATTTATCAATGAGCTTGTTGGTTGCGTACTCTTTTTTAGTTTCTGCTTTATACAGCTTGTTTTCATCTTGGATAAGATCAATAGCTGCAGTCATAGCATCTTCAGTCTCGACCAATTTACGATCAGCCGCAAGGTAACGCTTCACTAAAGAATTATAAGATGAATTAATAGATGTAATATGCATATGTAGTACCTATATATAAAATGAATGTCTCGCAACACTATTGTATTTGTTTACATGTGTCAATGTATTAAGTCTTTTTTTTGTAATTATCTTATCTATAAAGCTGCAGAGTGTTATAATTGATCAATTATTAACCAATTATTAACCAGTTATTTATCAATGAATTAGGAGTTTTTTAATCATGGCTAAATTAGGACGACCCAAAGGTAGTGGGAATAAACCATTAAAACGATTATTGCAAGAAAGGTTGGCGGATAAGTACCCAGATTATGACCCAGTGTTAGAACTGGTAGATGCAACCATCAAGATCAAACAGATTGCTGACAGTACAGGTGAGATTCAAGACTATAAAAGCCTGGTTGATAGCTTAGAGAAAGTGAGTCGCTTCCTGCAGCCCACACTTAAGGCGGTAGAACTGCAGACAGACAATGCTTTAACAGTGAGTGTCACTAGAAAGCGCTTCGATTCAACAACTAAAGATTGACATGTGTCACTGGATAAGTATACAGTGGATGGATATACAGTACCCCCCCCTCCGAAGGCAAGATGTGCTAGTATATATATGTCCCTCACAAAAAAAAATTTACTATGAAAGTAACTAAGATAAGACCCGACATAGAAGATGCCCTAGAAGCCACTGTAATCGCTTCTAAGAACCATATACTAATAGTGGTAGATGATGATGCAGTAGAGATTAAAAGCACCTTAGAAGACAAAGAGAGCGTATTCTACATTGAATTATGTAAACAAATGATGATAGAGGGTTGGTTATGTGGGAACAGTACGAAATAGACGATACTGATTCAGAGATTATAGAGGCGTTTATAGATGCCTTTATAGATAGGGATTCTGTAGCTATGAGAGAGGTATTGTATTTGTTAACTGACTTTATGGAGGATTTGTATGGGCAAGAGCATGATCCACAAGCTGAAGAAAGAAGATAGAGATAGACACTTTCCTGAGTATAATGGTGGTAAGGGTAGCCATGCCAGGAAAAGCAGCAAGGAAGTAAGAACATCTTATAGCAAAGGTTATGATGCTATTGATTGGAATAAAAAATGAGCCAAGTAGAATACAACTTAATGCCTCAAGGTCAGATCTTACAAGACTTTTCTGACTGCAGAGAAAGAAACTCCTTTATCATGGGGCCGTTAGGTTCTGGCAAGACAGTACAGTGTATTCTAAAACTGTTTGACCTTATGTGTGAGCAAGCGCCTGTTAAAGATAAAGAGCATAAAAACTATGGTGTACGCCTGTCCCGCGTCATTGCTGCACGTAATACGTACTCTGAACTGTTCTCTACTACGATTAAAGACTGGCTAGAGATACACGGTGAGTTAGGTGACTTTAAACAAGGTAACAAGGAGCCTCCTACACACTTCATACGGTTTAACTTAGAAGATGGTACGCGAGTAGAGTGTGATGTTGTCTTTATTGCGTTTGACCGTCCTGAACACGTTAAGAAGGCTAGGGGTATACAGACTACATGGGTGTGGTTAAACGAGACTAAGGAGCATTCTAAGGCTGTTTTAGATATGTTAGACCTTAGACATGGTAGAT